ACCAAGTTCCGTCCCATCGTGTACATCTGCTCGCCGTTCGCGGGCGACCGCAAGCGGCATGTGCAGGCGGCGCGGAGGTATTGCCGTTACGCCGTGGATGCCAGGTGCATCCCCATCGCGCCGCACTTGTTCTTCCCGCAATTCATGGACGAGGAGACCGAGCGCGGCTTGGCGATTTTCATGGGGAATGTGCTCCTCTCGAAGTGCTACGAAGTCTGGGTGTTCGGTGACAATATTTCGGCGGGCATGGCGGCAGAGATCGCTTATGCGGGGAAGAAAGGCAAGCCCGTCCGCTATTTCACCGAGGATTTCACGGAGGTATTCAAATGAAGATGACGATTTACACGGCGGACTGCCGTGGCAACGAGAAGAACAGCCGTTATCCGAACAAGCGCATCGTGGTGGATGCGGAGAGCCTTTGGAAAGCTGTCGCGTTCGACCATGTGTGCGCGGCGTACGAAGGCCACCATCGCAGCAAGCTGAACTTCCTCACGGCGGATGTTTGCGTGATGGACCTCGATAACGACCACTCGGAAAATCCCGATGACTGGGTCACGCCCGAGATGATGTGCGAGATGTTGCGGGCGATTTCGCCGCCGCTCGCCTTTGTCATCGTGCCGAGCCGCAGCAATAGGAAAGAGAAGGACGGGAAAGCCGCCCGCCCGCGCTTCCATGTATATTTCCCGCACCGCGCGATCACGAATCCTGATGCGGAAAAGACGCTGAAGTCAGCCATCTGCCATCGTTTCCCGATGTTCGATGACAACGCGCTCGATGCCGCCCGTTTTATCTTCGGGAATGAGGCCCGGCTAGAGGACGTTCTCTGGCAGGACGGCGAGACGACCATTGACGAGGTGTTCGCCTTTGATGCGGCGGGCGCGATTCCGCAGGGGCAGCGGAATTCGACGATGAGCCGTTTCGCCGGCCGCGTGATCAAGCGCTATGGCGCGACGGATCGGGCGCACGAGATTTTTTGCAAGGAAGCGGAAAAATGCGTGCCGCCGCTTGAAGAGAGTGAGCTTGCGACCATCTGGCAGAGCGCGTGCCGGTTCGGGGAAAAGGTCGCGAAAGAGGCGGGCTACGTGTCGCCCGAAGAGTACAACAAAGACTTTCCTGCCGTCTCGCTGAAGCCAGGCGATTACTCCGACATCGGGCAGGCGAAAATCATCATGAGGGAGTACCGCGACGAGCTCGCGTATTCCGACGCGACGGATTTCCTTCGTTATGACGGCACGCGCTGGGTCGAGTCGCGGCAGGATGCCGTGGGCGCGGTCGAGCAGTTCCTCGACCTCCAGCTGGCCGACGCGATGGATGCCGTGGCGGCTGCGAAGCAGAAGCTCCTGGACGGCGGCATCGGGGAGGATGCGATGCAGAAAGGCGGCCGGGCGCTCGAAAAGTTCATCTCCGGCGACCTCATGAAAGCGTACCTCGCGTATGTCGAAGCGAAGAACTACCTCGCGTTCGTGAGGAAGCGCCGCGACACGAAATACATCCTCTCCGCCATGATTGCCCTGAAGCCGATGGTGCAGATTCGCTCGCAGGAGCTCGACCACGACGGCTTCCTGTTGAACACGCCGGCGGGAACGTTTGACCTGCGGCGCGGCATGGACGGCCTGCGTCCGCATGACTCGCACGACCTCATCACGAAAATCACGACCGTCGCGCCGGGCGACGAGGGCAAAAAGCTCTGGATGGATGCGGTCTATACGACGTTCCAAGGCGACCTCGAACTCGTGGAGTACGTCCAGCAGATCGTCGGGCTCTGCGCTATCGGCAACGTGTATCTCGAGCAGCTCATCATCTGCTATGGGAAGGGGTCGAACGGCAAGTCGACGTTCTGGAACTCCATCGCCCGCGTCCTCGGAAAATACAGCGGCTCGATTTCGGCGGACACGCTGACCATCGGCTGCCGCCGAAACGTGAAACCGGAACTCGCCGAAGCGCAGGGCAAGCGCCTGCTCATCGCGGCAGAACTTGAGGAGGGTATGCGCCTTTCGACAAGCGTCGTGAAGCAGTTGTGCAGCACGGACGAGATCGAAGGCGAGAAAAAATACAAAGCGCCCGCCGCGTTCCGCCCGTCGCACACTTTGATTTTGTATACGAACCACCTGCCAAAAGTCGGGGCGCGGGACGAGGGCATCTGGCGCCGCCTCGTCGTGATTCCGTTCACCGCGACCATCACGGGCAAAAAAGACATCAAGAACTATGCGGACTATCTCGTGAAGAACGCTGGCTCCGCCATCCTCGCGTGGGTCATCGAGGGCGCGAAAAAAGTCATCGACCGCGAGTACCATCTCGCGCTGCCCGCTTGTGTGCGGCAAGCCGTCGCGGTGTATCGGGAAGACAACGACTGGCTCTCGAATTTCATCACGTCTTGCTGCGACGTGGGCAAAGGACTCGAACAGCCCTCGGGCAAGTTCTACGAGACGTACCGCTCGTACTGCAATCTGACGGGTGAGTACTTCCGCGATTCCGCGACGTTCTACGGAGCACTCGACCAGGCTGGGTTCCATCGTGTCCATAAGAAACATGGCCGCTTCATCATGGGCTTGCAGCTCAGGGATGATGCGCTTGGAGAGGTCTTGAACAACTGAATGGTGACACCCTCGACAACCTCAAACATAAGTACCCTTTAGGGGTGAAAAAAATAGATTTTCCTAATAGAGAGTACTGTTTGAGGATGTCGGGGGTGTCACCGAAAGGAATGGGTTTGATGAGAGAAAAAATCATCGAGCAAAAGCTCGTGACGGAGACGCGTAAGGCTGGTGGCTTGGCGCTGAAGTTCGTCTCGCCGGGGTTCGCTGGCGTTCCCGACCGCATCGTCCTGATGGATGGCGGGCGCGTCGCGTTCGTCGAAGTCAAAGCGAAGGGTTTGCGCCCGCGGCCGTTGCAAGCTGCCCGCCACAAGCTCTTGCGGCGGATGGGATTCCGTGTGTTCGTGCTGGATGACGCGGACGAGATTCCGCGCATCCTCGCTGCGGTGAAAGGAGAAAAAAGTGAAATACATCCCGCATGATTACCAGAGTTACGCCATCAAGTACATCGAGGAACACGAGACTTGTGCGGTGTTCTTGGACATGGGCTTGGGCAAAACATCGATTACGTTGACCGCCGTCCAGCATCTTCTCGCGGCAGGCGCGGTGAAGAAAGTCCTCGTCATCGCGCCGCTTCGTGTCGCGCAGGCCACATGGCCGGACGAGATCGCGAAGTGGAATCACCTCGCGGGGCTCTCGTTCGCCGTCGCGGTCGGCACGCCGAAGGTGCGCGAGACTGCGTTAAGAATGCAAGCACAAGTCACCATCATCAATCGCGAGAACATTGAGTGGCTGGTCAAGAAGCTCGGCAGCAGATTCGATTACGACATGGTCGTGATTGACGAGCTCTCGTCGTTCAAAAGCTGGAAGGCGAAGCGGACGCGGGCGCTGCTCTCTGTCCGTCCGCGCATCCGTAGGATTGTGGGATTAACCGGAACACCGAGCCCTAACGGCTTGATGGATTTGTTTTCGGAGTTTCGCATTCTCGACATGGGGAAGCGGCTCGGGCGGTTCATTGGGCAGTATCGTGCCGCCTACTTCACACCGGACAAGCGCAACGGCGATATCATCTACTCGTACAAGCCGCTGCCAGGCGCGGAGCAGCGCATCTACGACAAGATTGCCGACATCACGATTTCCATGAGCGCGAGCGATCATCTGCCGATGCCTCGCTTCGTCTCAACAGAACTGTCGGTCAAACTCAGCAAGAAGGAACGCGAGAGTTATGACCGCTTCTGCCACGATCTCGTGCTGCCGCTCAAGGGCGGCGATGTCACGGCGGGGAACGCCGCCGTCCTCGCGGGCAAGCTCGTGCAGCTCGCGAATGGGGCGGTCTATACGGATGCAGGCACCATCGCAAAGATCCACGACCGCAAACTCGACGCCTTGGAGGATGTTATCGAGGGCATGAACGGCAAGCCGCTGTTGGTGGCCTACTGGTTCAAGCATGACCTCGAACGCATCAAGAAGCGACTGGTGGAGCGGCGCATCCCGTTCGAGGAAATCAAGACGGCGGCGAGCATCGCGAAGTGGAATCGCGGCGAGATTGCGGTAGGCCTCATCCACCCGGCGAGTGCCGGGCATGGCTTGAATCTCCAAGCCGGTGGCAGCACGTTGGCGTGGTTCGGCCTGTGCTGGTCGCTGGAGCTCTACCAGCAAATGAACGCCCGCCTGTATCGGCAAGGCCAGCAGAGCACCGTCGTCGTGACGCACATCGTCGCGGCGGACACCATCGACGAGCACATTCTCGCCGCGCTGAAGCAGAAGGACAAGACGCAGGCCGCGCTTATCCGGGCGGTCAAGGCGGTGATCGCATGAGCGGATATGAAGCACTCGCGAACGCCGTCATCTTGCAGGCCGTGCGGGACTGGCGGGACGCTTGCCGCATCAACAGGTCTTATCCCGAGAACTTTGCCGAGGAACGGAAGCGGGAGGACATCGAGCGGTTTTTCCGTTCGGATTGGTTCAGCGTGCTGACGAATCTGGACGGGCGGCTGCTGCTTCGGAAATTGCAGGAGGAACAGGCATGATTTCTTGGACGTATCTCAACAAGCGGAGCGCGGCCGCGAAAGCTATCCGCGATTACGACAGCATGAAATTCATCGTCGAGCACACCGACGAAGACATCCGCACGGCGTACCACGACCTTACGAGCCTCGGCTCGCCCTCATTCGATGGCTTGCCAAGCGCGAAGAATCCGCAGGCCGCAGAGGAGCACGTCGCGGCGGGCATCGATGAGATCGACACGATGCGCGAGCGCTATCGGCAGGCGCAGGAATACATGAAGTGGTTCCAGCCCGCTTGGGACGAGCTCGATGACGAGGAGCGCTACGTCCTCACGGCGTTCTTCGGCAGCCGCTACGGGGACGGCGCAGCGGAAAGCGTTGGTAGGCACTTGAATGTCGAGCGTTCGACCGCTTATCGCAAGAAAGACCACGCCATCGACCACCTTGCGACGCTCCTTTACGGTCGGTTGTGACGTGGGATTTTCGTGGGACATTTGCGGGATAATGTTGGGACGATTCATCGGAGCAAACGTGCTATACTGGTAGCATGAAAGACTAGGGAAAGCCTCGGCGGAGCAATCTGCTGGGGCTTTTTCCATGCAGAGGTGAAAGAGGATGCCAAGGAAGCCGAAGCGACCGTGCCGCTACCCGGGCTGTCCGAATCTCACGGACAACAAGAGCGGCTGGTGCGACGCGCACGAGAAGAAGATGCAGCAGCACTACGAGCACTTCGCCCGTGGCTATGACCATCGGGCACGGTACGGCGGCAGCTGGCCGAAGGTGCGTGCGCGTTATCTTCACGCGCATCCGCTTTGCGAGCGCTGCGCGGCGGCTGGCCGCTACGTCAAGGCAACGCTCGTCCACCACATCCTGCCGCTTGCCGAGGGCGGAACGCACGACGAAGCGAATCTCCAAGCGCTCTGCGTTTCCTGCCACGAGCAGATTCACCAGCGGGCGAAGCACGAGGGGTAGGGGGCGTCAAATCTCTGCAAAGAAAGTGTCCCGCGACCGGCGTGGGCTCTCGCGTGAAAAAATTTTGAATCAAACACCCGATTTTAGCCGACATCGCGTCGGCTATTTTTATGCGCCGTTTTGGAGGTGATGGGATGGCGAAAGATGGGACGTATCGCGGCGGTCGGCGTGTGCGGGCTGGCGCAAAACCGGACGCGCTCGTTGACAAGCTCAAGAAAGGTCACGTCGCGGAAGTTCTCGAGCCGCCTGTCACGGAGCTCGCGCCGGACGGCCTGCCCGCGCCGCCCGACCTCACGGGCGAAGAGATGCCAGAGCCGGGCGCATACCTTTCGGCTGTCCAGCGCGACGGCAAGCCGCTCGGCGCAGACATCATCTACGCCGAGACCTGGGCGTGGCTCAAGGCGCGGAAGTGCGAACGGCTCATCAACAAGCGGCTGCTCGAATCCTATGCGATGGCGTTTGCAAGATATGTGCAATGTGAGGAAGCCGCGACGCA